GGTACGGCTTAGATGATTATGAGGTATCAAGTCTCAAGGGGCACGGGCTAACAAGGAGGTTTAGAGATTGATAAAATTCTTAGATCAAATTAGAACAAAGGGCATATCGGGGGAATTGATTTCTCAGATTATCCAAGAACATAAAGATGACCATGACCGCATGAAGAAATTGTACGACCGATACAAGGCAGAACCTGCCGGCGTGCCAATCCTTCAACGAAAAGCCGTGGATTATGAAGACTTTGAGACCGGCCGTATCAAGCGGATTGATCATAAGGTTAATAATAAGCTGAATAACTCTTTCGACTCGGAAATTGTAGATACCAAAGTCGGCTATCTATTCGGTCATCCAATCGCTTATGAGGTGGACGACAAAGCAAAAACCGGGAATGTTTCAGCGATCAAGCAACTGATTGAGGATTTCAATTTGAGAAATCACGTTCCTGATGAGGACAGCGAATGGGGAAAGATGGCTGCAATTTGTGGTTATGGCGCCCGCCTTGCTTACGTGGACAAGGAAGGAAAAGAGCGCATTAAAAATATCGATCCTTGGGAAGTTGTTTTCATAACCGATGGCAATATTCATGAACCAGAATACGCATTACGCTATTACGAGACTTGCGACGGACAGCAAAAAGCTGAATTTTACGATTCTACCAATATTCACTATTACAGCACGAAGAATAGTTCAGCTTTTGCCCGAGATGACACACAACTCCACATGTTTAAAGGCTGCCCTCTGTTCGGATTAGCCAACAATAAAGAGTTAAAAGGCGATGCTGAAAAGGTATTGTCTCTTATTGATGCCTACGACCGGACAATCTCGGATGCCAGCAACGAGATCGAGCAATACCGGCTAGCGTATCTTGTCTTGAAAGGATTAGGGGCAGATGATGAAACCCTCGAAAAGCTGAAAGAAACCGGGATTCTACAGCTGCTAGAAGAGACTGACGATGTCAGTTATCTCACGAAGGACATTAACGACGCCATTATCGAGAACCATTTAAACAGGCTGGAAAAAGATATTCTCCGTTTCGCAAAATCTGTGAATTTTACAGACGAATCATTCGCCGGCAATGTTTCAGGCGTGGCTATGAAATTTAAACTGATGGCACTTGAGAATAAAAGCATCACGATGGAACGAAAAATGACAGCAGCCCTCCGATATCAATTTAAAATCCTTTTTTCTGCATGGGGGACGAAGGGGAAAGCGAGCGAAGACGATTATTTAAAAGTTTGGTTCGGCTTCACGCGTAATCTTCCGGTAAACCTTCTTGAAGAATCTCAAATCGCCGGGGGTCTTAAAGGTCTGGTCAGTGAGGAAACTCGACTTTCGTTGCTGTCATTTGTGGATGATGTTCAGTATGAAATTGACAAGATGAAAGAAGAGCAGGACGAATACACGCGGCATTTACGCCCGTTAGATGACAGCGAAGATAAGGCGCCGCAGGACGGTGAGCCAGACGATGAAGAATCAGAATGAAATAGATAAATACCTTGATGAAATGATCGAAAAGGCTGAAAGAAAGATCGATCAACTGTTTGCCAGACGTATGAAAGAGATCAAAAACCAAATCGCCGCAATGTATGACAAGTACAGCAGGGACGGCGAGCTTTCATACACCGAACTGAACAAGTACAACCGTTTCAGAAAAGAAATGGAACGCATGGCAGCCGAGATTCACAAGGATTATCGCGAACTTTTGAAAATGATCAACGACTTGATGGAAAAGCAATATGTCGAGAATTACCTGAGATCAGCCTATCTTTACGAGTTTGAAGCACAAGTAAAGATGGGCTTTACTATTCCCACGGTCGCAGTTATTGCCGCAGCATTAGCGAACCCGATCGAAAAGTTGCAACTGCCGATTGTTCTTGAAGCTGCTCGCGATGAAATCATAAACAATATCAGCATTGAAATCGCTCAAAGCCTGCTCGCTGGTGAAAGCTACACCAAAATGGCAAAGCGTATTGAAAATCGCGTCAATTTTAGCCGCGCAAAAGCCCGCAGAGTGGCTCGAACGGAAGCTCATAGGGTTCAAGTCGAGGGGAGGCTTAAAAGCGCTGAGAAGGCCGCGAAAAAGGCTGATTTAAAGAAAATGTGGGACAGTACGCTGGATACAAGAACAAGAATCGGACACCGGAAGCTCGACGGGAAGGTCGTGCCCTTCAACGGCGTGTTTAAATCGATATACGGCGGTGTCGGGGTGGCACCCGGCTTCATGCACAATCCGAAGGATGATATAAATTGCCGTTGTTCGATCATTTTCCTTGTGAACGGCCAGAAACCAGAAAGAAGGATATCCAGAATCAACGGCAAAAACGTCGTAATTCCATACACGACCTATGAAGAGTGGAAAAAACAACTTGAAAAGGAGGGGTGAAATATGATTTACCTATTAATTTATGGAATCATCGGGCTGATAATTGCCGGCATCATGTTTTTTAATCTCTGCGCTGAAACAATGGACAAGTACAGTAATGAGAATGAACAATTTATAGGGATTTTAGCCGTTTTCGTCATTTCCCTTTTCTGTTCGGTTGTTTGGCCGATGATTGTCACTCTTATCATCATAAAACACGTCCGGAAAGCCAAACGACGGAAGGAGGAGAATAAAGATGCAGTCTGAAGAAGCGAAGGGGAAATACGATTTTTTGACTGTTGAATTGCGCTCGGAAGTCATTTGTGAGCATAACGGCATGGTTCATGTTGCTGTTACGGTTGATGGGGCATTAACTGAAATTTTCGTCGTGAGTGAAGCAGATTATGAAAGGGTGTTTTCTGGATGGCAAAATTAGAGATTAAACTGACGGAAGAAGCGCGGAAAAGGAAAGAAGAGAATCCCGAATTGATTGTCGGTCTGAAACACTCAGATTATAAAGTCTTGATAGATGGACGTGAGCTGAAACATTTAACCGAAGTAAACCTATCAATAGGGGTAGATGTCTATAATACTGCCGAAATTACGTTTGCTGTTGACGAAATTGACATCGACGCCGATTTTTTAGCGGCTCTCGAAGCAAAGATCGAAGCTGACAAGGTAGCGGCGGCATCACCCGAAGAAACAGCAGAAGACACGACTGACGAAGATCATTCGGACGAGGGGTAAAAACATGGTTGATGACAACGGAATCAACTGGCGTGAAAAAGCGATAGACGCAACGGGGAAACTTGTGCACTTACTCGAAAGAATTGAGAGCGAAACCGAAAACGAGCTATTCGAAGAGGGGGACAAATAACATGCCAAAGTACACGAAAAAGCCTGTTGAGGTTGAGGCGTTTATATTTGCCGTAGATGATACACCTGAGTGGTTTTTAGAAAAAACAAAAAATAGTTATTGTGAATTTCACTATGACTCGAATGGCGTCAGATGCATCCTCCCAACGTCGGAAGGTTCAGTAATGATTATCCGTGCAGGAGATTTTGTCATAAAGGGCGTCGAGGGCGAAATCTACCCGTGTGAATCGAGTGTTTTTGAAAAGACATATGATCGTGTAGACCCCTTGAAAAAAGCCCGCAAAATGGCGGAGCTGTCCGGAATGCTTACGAAATGCGGCTTTAATTTCACGACCGAAATCAAAGACCTGCCTGATGTAAATCCCGGCCCTATTGAAAGTCCAGAAATCAGCCCGGCAAACTCATTTGAAATAGAAAGAGAAGCCCATAAAAAGCTGATTAAAGAGTTGATCCGGGAAGTGCTATCTGAAGAGCCTGTGACGGTTTCCGTTGATGGAAAGGAAATAGCGGAAGCGTGTGCCAAGGCATTTACAAAATCGATGCGGCGGGATATGAGGTCAAAATAATGATACGCAATTCAAATTTGAGCGCCGAAAGCAATTCAATGTCTGTTTGTGAGCCTATTCTCTACACGGAAAGCGATAAATACAAGGAAATGCTTAATAAAGAGTTATATAAGGGTTTAAGAATCAATCCGGTATCAGTCAAGTACGAAAAGTAACAGTCGCCAAGCAGCGGCTTTTTATTTTGTCCTGAGCACGACGTTAAAAGGCTTATTTTTTATGCACTCATAGCAGGCGCGCACTGTAGAGGGCAAAGGAGGAAATCGAAATGAATTTAGAAGAAGTCAAACAGTTTCTTGATGCAAATAAAGAGAACGAAGATGTAAAGGCTTATCTGGAAGAACTTTCTGCCGTGTCAGCCGACAAGGTGAAAGGTTTTCTGGAAACAGATGAGGGGCAAAAGTTGATTCGTCCGAAATTGGATCAGCACTTCACCAAAAGCCTTGAAACATGGAAAGCAAACAATCTCGATGAACTTGTTGATACCAAGGTAAAAGAGCTGTACCCGGAAGAAACCGAGGAGCAAAAGCGCATCCGGAAGCTCGAGCAAGAACTTGAGAAGCAGCAAAGAGAAGCCAAGCGCGAAAAGCTCATGAACACGGCGATTTCTTACGCATCTGAAAAGGGCCTGCCAACTGATCTTGTTGCTTACTTCCTTGGGGATGACGAAGAAACGACAAAAAGCAATCTCGGCACTCTTGAAGAAAAATTCAGTGCTTTTGTTAACAAAGCAGTCGAAGACAAATTCAGAGCAAACGGCAGGGATGTAGAGCCGGGCGGCGGCGGTTCTGGCTCCAGTGAAAATTTAGACATTGGTTCGCTTGCAGCACAAGCAAGCATCAGAAAATAAGGAGGAATAATTAATGCCAACATTTGATCCGAATAACGTATTGATGCAAGACGCAGTTGACGGGAAGGTACCTTCCGATAAAGGGACGCTAGTTTTAAAAGATTTTATGACGCGTTCGGCTGTTACACAGCTAGCAAAATATGAAGAAATGAAAAAGCCTGAGAAAACATTCACATATCTAGCATCTGGCCCCGGGGCTTACTGGGTTGGTGAAGGTGAGAAAATCCAAACGTCAAAGGCAACATGGTTAGACGCCAAAATGGTATCTAAAAAACTCGGGGTCATCATTCCGGTAACGAAAGAGTTTTTAAGATATACGGTTTCAGACTTCTTCACTGAAATGCGGCCGGCAATTGCAGAGGCGTTCGCGATTAAATTCGACCAAGCTGCGCTATTTGGTGTCAATTCACCTTTCGGTGCCGGGGTTTCTGTATTCGAAAAAGCGGAAGCGGCAGGCAACACTGTTGCACTGAATTCACTCGGCAATCTTTACGATGAATTAAACTCACTTATGGCACTGACTGAGGATAGTGACAAAGACGTGAACGGTTTTACTACTACGCGTCGATTTAAATCAAAATTGCGCGGTGCGAAGGATGGTAACGGTAATCCTATTTTCAACGATCCGAGAGGCGGCGCGACATCAGAGGCATTAGGCTTGCCAGTTGGTTTTGTTGATTCAAAATCATGGGATTACCCCAAAGCACACCTGTTGTCTGCTGATTGGGATTTTGCACGCTACGGGATCCCACAAGGAATGGAATACAAGATTTCTGAGGATGCAACATTGACGACGGTTGTCGATGAGAACGGCGATCCTATCAACTTGTACGAGCGTGACATGGTTGCTCTCCGAGTGACTCAACAAGTCGGATTTATGACACTTTCTGACGAAGCGTTTGCAGCTCTTACTCCGGAAGCAGAAGCGGGGGCGTAATAGATGAGTTTCACATCGAAAAACTACAGAACCAGCGGCGGCGATAAGTGGGTTATCGGTGGAGAGCTAGAAGTCAAAGCGGGCGCGAAAGTATCTGGTATGCCCGCAGGCACCCCGGGGCCGGACAGTATCACTTCCGAAATGATCGGAGAAGGGCAGGTCAGAAACCGAAATATCGGTGATGGGTCTGTAAATAGCCGTAACATTGGAACGGGCAGTGTGCAGACTGAGAAAATCGCGGCCAAGGCGGTCACGCTGGACAAAATGGGCGATGATGTAACGGCCAAATTCACGGACATCGAAAACCGCCTCAAAGCGCTGGAAGGTTCAGGAGGTTCTTAATTTGATAATTACAGACGGTTCTTTAATTTTGAATGTGTCAGAGAAGGCGTATAGGGTTGTCTATGCGCCTTTTGGCTTCAAAAGGTTAGAAGATGCCGATAAAGTTGCTCAGGAGGCTGACGCGCCATTTGATCTTTTTGAAATGAGCAAAGAGCAGCTTAACAAAGTGAACAAAAGCGACATCATAGCCTTTTTGGAGCAACAGGAATTTGAATTTGATCCAAACGCCAAAAAGGACGAGCTGATCAAAGTCGTTTTAGGTGAAGAATAGGGGGACATCTGAAATGGACGTCCAGACTATCAAAATAATGCTTGGGATAACTACAGATAGGCACGACGCCTATTTGAACGAGGTTATCCCTCTTTTTATTGATTTCGCAAAGGATTACTGCAATAACAGGTTTCTTGTTGACGGCGCGGAAAAGCTGCCGGCGGGCGTAAAGCTGTTTGTCGCAAAGGCAATCGAGTTTAACATGGCGCCATCGAATTTAAGTGCCCGCAGTATGGGCGATGTATCTTACTCCTATGAAACGGAGCTGCCAGAATCCGTCTTGAGGCATCTAAAACCTTACAGAAGGCTGAGGGTTGTCTGATGATGTACGAAGAATTTCCACACACAATCATATTTCAAAAATTTGAACAGATACCCAACGGTGGGGGCGGCTTTAAAAAAGATTGGGTGGACGTGATCACCGACTGCGAGGCATTTGTCGATTCACTGACTGGAAAAGAATACTACCAAGCCCAGCAGCTTGAAAACCCGGTCGAATACAACGTCTATTTTCCCTATCGGGAAGACGTTAAAAACGACATGCGGATCATTTGGAAAGACCGTAATGACAGGGTTTTGGTCATTCAGTCCCCGCCTATCGATCAAGGCGGCCAAGGTGAAATTTTGTGCTTTAAATGCCGTTCAGGGGAGAACATTCGATAATGAACAGGATTACAAGGCAGATGACAAGGGCTGTTAATTCGTTCAGTGACCGGGTGCATGATCGAGTGAAGCGAATCATTGCTGAAACGGCGGAAATTATTGCCGGCCAAGCAGTGGCTACGGCGCCAGTAGACGACGGAAACCTTAAAAATTCGATAGAGGTTAATTATTCTCATGGTGGTTTCAAGGCGAAAATCACCGTCGGGGCTTCATATGCGATTTATGTCGAATTTGGCACGGGCATATACGCCGAAAACGGAAACGGCCGCAAAACACCTTGGGTGTATTTTGATGAGAAATTAGGGCGATATGTGTTTACACGCGGAATGCGCGCGCAACCGTTCTTTTTCCCTGCTGTGGAAGCGGGCGCCCGTTATTTCGAAAGGAAGATGAACCGGCAATGATTATTCAAAATAAACTAGCTTCCTGGAACCTTCAAAAAGCGATATACAACAGGCTATCGACGGATGCGGCGCTTAATGAAGTGATAAAGGGCGTTTTTGACAATCCGAATAAAGACACACCTTTCCCGTATGTGTCCATCGGGGAAGACACGTCAACGCCATTCGAAACCAAAGTGACATTTGGCGAAAACATCACAACTGTTATACATGCGTGGAGCCGGGCAGAGGACGGCAGGCGTGAGGCAAAGGAAATCCTTTCTCTCGTCATGCAGGCCCTGACAAAAGCACCTTTAGAGGTGGAGGGGTTCAAACCCCTTCAACTCAGTTTTTTGCAATCGCAAGTGATCACCGATATTGACGGGATCACACAACACGGAATTTTGAGAATCCGAATCTATATTAACAATTAAGGGGGCTATCAAATGGCGGTATCAGGTAAACCGACTACGGGTAAAAGCATCATTTATATTGTGCAAGCTGCAAATGCGCCACTTGGATCAGATGCGTTAATCGTAGGGAACCAGACAGAAGGAACATGGACAAGGGAACAAGAAACGGTTGACGAGCAAACAAAACTAGGCCGTATCGTTGGATACGGGGCGAAAAGTGAGACATTCGAACTTTCTTTATACGCACAACGAAAAGACGGCGGCCAAGATGCCTTAGAATGGACATACACAAACGAATCCGAGTTAAAAATATGGCGTGTGGACATTAGTGAAAAGAATGAGAACGGCAAATATGATTGTCGTTTCGGTTACACCATTATCGAAAATCTTGAGTTTAGCGAGCCGACAGACGGATTCGTCGAAGTAAGTACATCATTGCCGGTTCTTGTCCGTACAGTACCGGGAGAAATTGAATTACCAGACGACTTCATCCAATCAGCTAATGAAATTCTATTCGAAAAACCGGGCGAGACTACAGGCGGATTCGAGAACAGAAAGCAGCCTACTTCTACTCCCTGAGGCGCCCCAAAATCTACAGTATACAGCTACAACTAATAGCGTGACCGTGGATTGGAAGGCTGTAGATGGGGCGACTTCATACAAGGTATACAGGGGATCGGAAAAAGTATTCTACAAAGAAGTGACAGAACCAAAATGCACGCTCACAGACATTACGCCGGATACTAAGCTCACAGTGAATGTAACGGCCGTTAATGAGGCGGGAGAATCGCCTATGAGTCAGATTGAAACTCGAACAGAGCCAGAAACAAGCGGAGCATAAAAAACGATTCAAAATAAAGATACAGGGCATCCTTCACGGGTGCCCTTTTTTATAGGAGGAATATAACATGCCAACATTAGAAATCGAAGGAAAACAATATCAAGCACGCTGTGATTTTAAATTCGAAAGGACAGCAGAAGAAAAATATAACGAAAAAGACGAGAGCGGCAACAAGCAGGGCGGCTTACGAAATGTTTATCTCGGCCTGCTTGAGCAACGCAGCTCTCTTTACTTGATCCGGTTCTGGGATTGTGCACTTTCTCACTTGAAAGATAAAAAGCCATCCGTTGAAAAAATCGAGGAAGCGCTCGCGAAAGTTATTGAGGATGAAGGTGCAAAAGGTGCCGAAAGACTTTACAAAGAAGCGTTTCAGGCGGTGGATCAATCCGGTTTTTTCGCAGTTCAAGTAAAGAGAATCTGGCAAGACTTCGACGTTCTCAAGAAGGAGATCAAACAGAGAGTTGGGGAGACGGAAGCGGAATTCCTGAAACGGAAGCAGGAGCGCGAGGACGCCAAGGAAATGATGGCGGAACTCGAAAAACTAAGGAAAGAGATGAACAAGTAAACTATGATGCAGTTATTTTGAATGCTGCACGTTATCTCAATATACATGATCCAGAGCTTATACTTTCGTGGACGCCGCACGAGTATAAGCTCTTTTTAAAAGGCGCGCAATATCGGCAGATCGATGAAATGGAATTGTTGACGAAGAACGCCCTATTCCATCGATACGCTTTGAATAAAAAAGGGCGTGTGACCCCTAAAAAGATGTTTGACGCTGACAAAGCCCGGAAGATGGTGGACAACGAGGAAGACGGCTGGCGCAATGCGCGGAGCCTTGGCGTTAACCCTAATGCCCTAAAACGCGCGACAGATGCCCTTAAAAATATCACCCTTCCGGATTTCAATAAGAAAGGGGGTTAAGGCTATGATCGAACGCCTCACAGCGATTGTCGATGCGGAAATAGGTAAATTTAAGCGCAAAATGGGCGAAGTTAAGGCGTTAGCCCGAAGCATCCCGAATAGAATCACCGTGACTGTTAAAGAAAATTTTAAAGAGGCCGAGCGACGGATGGGCGTTTTCGAAAGCAGGATGGCCCGGCTAAGCAGGGTAATAAACGACTTTCAGACTGTATTCGGGAACGCCTTCAGCGGCATGAAAATGTCGATATTTCCGGCTCTTGTGCCGGTGATAGCGTCATTAACGGCGGCTTTGGGGTCATTAGGGCCGGTCATCGGCGTGGCTTCCGGCGGTCTTATGGGGCTGGCGAGTTCATTCGGGACAGCGGCTGCAGGCGCCGGAGCGTTTGGAGCTTTAGCCATTTCCAATATTAGCGGGGTTTTCAAAGCTTCTTCAGACTTGGCAAAGCTTCAGCAAAAACTGGACGAAACAACAGACCTGAAAGAGCGCGCCAAGATCATGGAAAAGATCAAAGCGATTCAGGAAAGCCTTGGTGCAGAGGAACGGAAAGCACTCGACACCTTAGAGGACTTCAAAGCAAACTGGCGCGAGATAGCCCAAGAAACACAAAAGCCGATCTTGAAGACGTTCACAAACTCTTTGAATAGCTTCAAATCCATTCTTAACACACTGCGGCCGATGTTTAAATCTGTCGCGGCGGCTGGCCTTGAACTATCCGAGAGCTTCCAAAAGTCTTTGAATGCTCCCGATGTAAAAAAGTTTTTTGATTACATGAATAAAAACGCAGGCCCACAATTCGCAAAAACAGTCAAAACGATGGGGAACTACTTGCGCGGCTTTTTAAATATGATGGTTGCTTTCGGGCCGTTGGGACAGCAGATGTCACAAAGTATGTTGAAATCGTCGGAGGCATTTACAAAATGGTCTGCGAGCTTGTCAAGTTCGGATAAATTTAAGTCGTTTATCCAATATGTTCAGCAAAACGGCCCTAAGCTGCTGACGATCCTTAAAAACATCGGGTCGGGATTAATCGGAATGTTTACAGCATTCGCGCCGATGAGTGCGGACATGCTGACCGGACTTGTAAATCTTACAGCACGCTTTAAAGAATGGGGAAACAGCCTGAGCGAATCGAAAGGCTTCCAAGAATTTATCAATTACGTCCGACAAAACACACCGACAGTGCTGTCACTGATCGGGCAACTAAGGGACTTGATTGTTAACTTAGGTGTCGGTATGGCCCCGTTGGGTTCGCAAATCCTGCAAATGGTCACGGGGTTTTTGAAATTTTCTAACGCCATGATGGAATCAAATCCTATTATCGGTCAAATGATCGGTTATCTCGTCACATTTGCCGGCCTATTTAGAGCACTCACGCCTTTAACTATCGCTTTTTCTGCTGCCTTCAAATGGGCCGATATTGTAAAAATGGCTAAAAACGTAGGATCAGCAATCAAATGGATAGGGACTGTGATGGGAACTGTCGGAAAACTATTCATGTCAAACCCTATTTTGATTGCTGTTACGGCAATAGCAGCAGCGGCTTATCTGATAATCACGAACTGGGGGCCGATTTCAAAATTCTTCTCTGATTTATGGGAAGGGATCAAAACGAACGCGATAGCGGCGTGGAACTCAATATCTGAGTTCTTTTCCGGCCTTTGGTCTGGAATAGTCGAACTTGCGTCAACAGCATGGGGCGGCCTGTCTACATTCTTCTCAACTTTATGGTCAGGAATCACCACGACAGCTCAAACGGCATGGTCTGGTTTCCTGAATTTAGTAAAGCCGATTTGGGACGGAATTGTCGCGGTTTTTGGCCCGACTTTTAACGTCATAGTCACAACGCTGTCAAACATCTGGAATACGGTATCTAGCACGGTGTCATCCGTGTGGAATACGATCAAAACAACGTTGATCGGAGTAGTCACGAGCATTGTAGACGGTGTGAAAAATCACTTTTCGATTATGTCCCAAACCCTTTCCGGCATCTGGAACGGTATCACTAATATTGCAAAAGGCGCATGGCAAGTTTTAAAAAATGCGATTCTTGGCCCGGTTCTGCTTGTCATCGACCTTGTACAAGGCGATTTTAAAGGATTTGCCAGCCACTTAAAGCAAATCTGGACAAACATCAGCAACGGGGCAAAGCAAATCTGGAACGGTATCAAGACGGTGGTGTCATCACTCGTTAAGGGTTTAGTTAACGCTGTGAAAAATCAGTGGAATACAACCAAGAATGTGACGACAACGATCTTTAACGGGGTCAAAAGCTTCCTCAGCTCAGTTTGGAATGGTATCAAAAATACCGTGGTGAATCTCGCAAAAGGGCTGTGGAACGCAGTCAAAGCCACATGGAACACATTCAAGACTGTAACGACAACAATTTTCAATGCAGTCAAAACCACCCTGACAACCGTCTGGAATGCGGCCAAGTCAGTAGTCATAAATGCGGCAAAAAATATCTGGTCGAGTGTCCGAAATAACTTCAATAACATGAAAAATGTTGTCTCGACCGTCATGAAGAATGTCAAATCTACGATCCAGAATCTCTGGAATAACGCCGTTAAATTCTTGAAGGGGGTCGATCTGAAACAGATCGGAAAGAACATCATTCAAGGATTGATTAACGGTATCGGAAGCATGGCAAATGCCGTCTGGCGGAAAGTCGGCGACATTGCGGACGGGGTTAAGAAGAAAATCACCGGATTACTCAACATTCACTCGCCTTCACGATGGATGCGCGATCATGTCGGGAAAATGATCCCGGCCGGTGTAGCTGTTGGTATTGACAAAGCGGGCGGCCTTGTAGAAAAAGCTACTCAGAAAATGGCGCAACTCACCATGTTTACGCCAGATCAAACGACATTCGCCTATGACACGTCCCTCAGCAGCGGCGCATTAAGTGATGTGCGCGGTCAGATCGAGGCAGAGGTCAGTGACTTCGAGCTTTCAGATCAGCCGATCGTTATTGAAATGGACGGGAAGGCCGTAGGACGTGGCGTCTATAAGCACGTCAAGAACTTCCAAAGTCGTGAAGACGGAAGGAGGACGACCATAAACCGATGATCAATTACAAAAAGATACTGACAACGGCAATAGATGACGCATTCGGCCAAACGATTCAAGAAGTAGACTATTGGATTAAATTCAACGGTTACACCCTGACGGATCACTTTTTCGTGATCAACGACAGGGGGCGCGGCATTGTCGGCAGGGAGCTGAATTTAGTTTCCTTGCCGGGGATCGATGGCGCTAAATTAAAGGGCGTAAGATACACGGAACGTACTATCGAAATCGACACCTTATTTATAGCGGCAAGCGATGCGGAATTACGAAAGATATTAGAAGAAATAAATTATATCCTTGCGACAGACAAGGAAGAAGCGTTGATTTTTTCAGATGAGCCAGACCGAACATATTACGCCGTATTCAGTACAGCGCAAGAGAGTGAAGGGCAAAACGGCGTCTATAAAGTGACACTGACATTTGTATGCCCGAACCCTGAAAAGGAAGCGGCTGAAACGGTTGTCACAACTGAAACAAATAGCCCTACAGTGGTAAAAAACGATGGGAAAAGGGCAGCGACGCCGACTGTTACATGTGTTTTCGAGTCGGACGCATCTACCTATGAAATTCAGTTGTTGAAAGCGGACGAAACAATCGAAAAGCGGATAAAAGTAAATTTCAACTTTATTCAGGGGGACACCCTTGTTATTGATTTCAAAAAGAGAAAAGTAATCATCAATGGCAAAGTCAATATGAATGCGCTGCTTATGCTCTCAAGATGGTTTAATATCCCGGTCGGAGAAATCACCGTGAACACAACACACAAAAGCAGTATTTCATTTAACAAGGCGTATATGTAAGGGGGTGCGTTTATGGCCGATATGTGGATTTTGGACGACAAGGATAAAAAACAAACAATCATATCAAGCGAAGCAAAAGAAGCATGTCGTTTCTATGATGCGCCATTTCGAGAAGAACTGAATGTCGGTTCTTCTTTTTCTTTTGTCGCGGACGCAGATCACGAGGATAGCGTCCATGTAAAACCGGAAAATCAGGTCGTTTTCGAGGACAGGAGAGGCAGAAAGCGCAATTTCGTTATAAAAGAGCTGGAAGACGCCGACGACGGCGCAAATGCACGCATTAGGGCCTATTGTGAGCCGGCACTGTCAGAGCTATACGATGAGTTTGTGACCGACATCAGGCCGCAAAATAGAACAGCTCAGTACGTTCTGGATCGTATTCTTGAGGGTACAAGGTGGCGCGCGAATGTTCCGGTCGATCTTGGTTTGCATTCTACAAATTTTTATCGCATCAGTGTCATGGAAGCTATCAACCAAATCTTGCAGATATGGGGCGGAGAATTTTATGACGAGGTTGTTTTCGATGAAAATGACAATATCATCGACCGAGTTATCCATATTCTGCCCCGACGCGGCCAAGACACCGGGAAGCGTGCGGAAATCGATAAAGACATTCAGGAAATCACTAGAACGGTACTGAGTTACCCGGTGACAGCCCTGTACGGTTACGGCGCAAGCCTTGAAACCGAAGGCGGCGGCAACACCCGTTATATTGATTTCTCAGATGTCGAATGGGTCAAAGCGAACGGCGACCCGGTAGACAAACCGAAAGGGCAAGAATGGGTCGGTGATCCTGAGCTTTTGGAGAAGTTTGGCCGAATTATGTACGACGGCAAGACCAAGCGGCACCGGTTCCAGAAATGGCAAGACGACAGCATCGAAGACCCGGCCGAACTGCTCAGGAAAACCTATGAAGCGCTTATCAATCATGAAATGGTGCAAGTCAATTATTCTCTAAAGCTAGAACTTCTCGAAGAAATCTCGGGTTATGAGCATGAGGCGGTTGATCTTGGCGATACAATGATCGCGATTGACGACAATTTTCGACACCCTATTGAGGTTCAAACGAGAGTTATTGCGATAGAATACGACCTTTCTGACCCTGTGAACACGGCACAGGTAGAAATGGGGCAATTTTTAGACCTGTATTCAACCGAAAAGCGACTCAAAGAAGTTGAAACGACGATCGACACGAATCGCGGCAAATGGGACAACGGCGGCGATCCGGTAATCGGGGATGGGAGCTTTCCTGATAAAGTGCCTCCTGTTCCGTCAAACATCAAAGTCGAATCCTTATTCCAAGGGGTTTTTATCACATGGGACTATAATCCAAGTTCATATATAGCGGCATATCAGATTTTCGCATCGCCGAATAAAGGGTTTACGCCCTTGGATGAAAATTTGATTTTCAGCGGTAAATTAAGCGGCTACGAGCATACGCCGGGCGTTGATCAAGTATGGTACTACCGAATGCGAACGATCAACACACACGGTACGCCAAGCCCATTTACACAAGAGTTCACAGGCCTAACCAGAAGGATTTTGACCGACGACATCGTTTTCGGGGCAGTTACGGCCGAAAAACTTGCCAATCTATCAGTCACGGCCGAAAAACTCTCCCAAAACTTTGATGAATGCAACATTTTGCCGGGTTCGGTATTGCGGCCGGGTGAATTAGGGAGCGTCAATAGCGCATCATGGAGCGTGAAAGAAGGGGAATTCAACGAAGTAACTGTCACTAGAAAAGTGGACGATACGCGGTCCGGGTTTGGTTTTAGTGCTTTCTACAGATCAACACTGAGGCTGACTAAAGGCGAAAAATATACACTATCATTCGAGGTCAAAAGGAACAACACCCTTAATATCAACTTTATTTATATTAAAGATGACAGCGGCCAATATCAATTGGATGCACCAGATTTCAACGATATTAGCTCTTTCCCGTCAGATGAATTTGTAAGGGTTGACTATGTTTTTCAGTCACCGATCACAACCGAAACAGCCCGGATGTGGTTGGGAGGGAATAAAGTTGGAGATGAAAACCCTTTTGTCACCTTTAGAAAAATTCAAATCCGAAAAGGGGATGTAAGAAAAGAATTTGCCTTCAGCCCATACGATGTGATGCTAACTGAGCAAGCAATTTCATCGGCCTTAATTGCGAAAGCGGCCATTCAATCAGCCCATATCCAAGAGGCGGCCATTACGACGGCGGCCATCGCAAACGGAGCCATTACACGAGCAAAGCTGGGAACAGCTATCATCGGAACGGCTCAGATCGAAGACGGGGCCATCACAAACGCGAAAATCGACAACCTTTCAGCCGACAAGATCAACGCCGGGACGATCAAGGGGATTACAATTGAAGGTTCATTGATTCGGGGGGCTAGAATCGAGCCGTTATCGTCATCCAGTGCTTACGAATCTTACATTGAAGCAAACAAGATTTACCAGCTTAGAAAAACTAGATATGGTGGTTATCAAGATCGATATGAAGAACTCGATATATCCTCCGGTAGTATCATTCAAGATTATGGCAATAGGCTTGATGATGATTCGCACGAATCTTTGAACAAAGTTGAGATTTCAAAAGGGAAAGTTGCTCTTTCAAGCGGGAAAACGTTTTCCGGTGGTACCACATCCAGAATGGAAATATTCTCTCAACTTGGGACTAGCGATAACGGACTGTACGGCGGCAATTTTATCACTATGTATAGAAATGACGAAAAAGTTTTCGAACTTCGACAGGATAGTTGGACAGACCCTGACACTAATGTAATCATGCCGCGAATGTCAATCAGAGCAGAGAAAGTGGATTTCGTTTCATTCTTTGAAGACGTTTCCGTTTATAGTGAAAGGAGTATACACCATTCCGCAGATAGAAGTTTAGCTTTTTTTGCCAAAGATGGTCCATTAGCTGTCTACGCAAAGGGCGGCATAGAACTTAATAGAGGAAGAGACGGCGAATATACAACATCGATAACTGCTGATGATGCTTTAAAGATCTCTTCTAAAGGAACACTCACGCTGACAGATACAGAATTTAACGGCTCAAGTTTATACCTTGGAACAGACAGCAGAGGCCCGCGTATTTGGTCGTATTCAATTAATAACAGAACAACCACATCTGCGGCAAACCTCCATATGGACCAGTATGGAACCTTTCATAAGGTGACATCATCCCAAAAATACAAAATTAACATAGAGGATTTTCCGAATGATAGAGCGGAAAATATTTTAAAACTAAATCCTAAAACATGGTTTGATAAAAAAGCTGTGGAAGCATATACAGAAATTTTAGAGAGTGGACAAGAAGATGACGAAAACAAGCCATATATCGAGCGAATTCCGGGATTAATTGCCGAAGAGGTATTCGAAGCTGGCTTAAAAGAATTTGTTTTTTACGGAAAGCCGGACGAAAACGGAAATCGTGAAATTGAAGGAATTATGTATGATCGGCTGTTCGCTTTACTCATCCCTATTGTCAGAGACCTGAAAACCCGGATCGAAAATATAGAAAGCGCGTTAAATTAAGGAGGAAAACACTTTGAACGATCAAAAAATGACATACGAAGAGTTGGTAGAACAACTCAACAGACAAACTTTAAAAGCGGAGGCGTATAGAGAAGAATTAAACCAAGCGCATGATAAATTAGCAGACAGTCGAAGTCTATATATGAATGAATCACTGAAACGGCAGAACCTAGAACAGGAAAATGAAAAGCTCAAAAAAGAGCTTCAAGAAGAGCGGATCGGCAATTCGCAGGCGGAAGATGAAGTGATAGAAATGAATCAAGTCGAAGCAAATAAAGAATATCACGAAAAAAGAGCAGAAGCGGCGAAATAAGCGGCTTTTTTATTTTGTCTAAAAGGAGGAAATGTAATGGATCAATTTCATAAAGGTGTCATTGCTGTTGCAGGTGGAATTGTCGGATTTCTTTTTGGGGGTTGGAGCGTGCTGCTTACTATTTTATCTGTACTTGTGATCATTGATTATGTGAGCGGTCTGGCGGCTGCCGGAATAAATGGAGAAATGAAAAGCAAGATTGGATATATTGGGATCGCTCGAAAAGTCTTTGTTTTTGTGATTGTTGGGGTAGCTCATATGATTGATTTGTTGCTTATTGAAAGCGGAATTGAAATGGGCTTTCTTGTCATGACAGTGACAATCGTATTTTACTGTATCAATGAACTGATCTCCATTACTGAAAACGCGGGAAAAATGGGTGTTTATGTACCGGAGCCTATCACGAAAGCTATCGAAATTTTAAAACAACAGAATAAAACAAAATGAGGTTGCCGTCCAGCAGCCTTTTTCTGTTGCATTAATATAGGAAAGGATTGATCAAAAATGAAAAAAGTATGGTTGGATGCAGGACATGGCGGTTCAGACCCGGGCGCAAGCGGTTACGGACTACAAGAAAAAGATATCGTTCTAAAAATCGTGAAATACGCAAAATCTTATTTAGAAGCGAATTACAAGAATGTACAGGTGAAGCTGACGCGTTCGACGGACGTCTTTTATGGACTGTCGAAGCGGGCAAGCATGGCTAACCAATGGGGCGCCGATCTGTTCGTTTCCGTCCACGCCAACGCCGGCGGCGGCACTGGATTCGAAACATATCGCTATCCGGGTACTGCAGGTGACACCCTCAAACTACAGGAATGCCTTCATACTGCAGTCCTAACAACAATGAAAGCATACGGCCAGATCGCGGACAGGGGGCTAAAACAGAAAGACCTTGCGGTTGTCCGTGAAACTCATATGCCTGCAGTCCTCACCGAAAACCTGTTCATCGACCGCAAAGAGGACGCGGACAGGCTAAAGGATTCCGGCTTTCTAAAGGCAGTCGGCGAGGCTCATGCGCGCGGTATCGCGAAATATCTCGGCCTTTCCGGAGGCTCAAGCAAGCAACCAGCAGCAACGGCTCCAAAAAAGGAAGCGCCAAAAAAAGAAAGCAAGAAAAAGCCGGCGGCCAAAAAGTACACGCTGCCGACCGGAATTTACAAATACAAAAGCCCGCTGATGAAAGGGTCGGCTGTCCGGCAGATTCAGGAGGCTTTAGCTGCCCTCTATTTCTATCCGGAGAAGGGCGCGAAAAATAACGGTATAGATGGTTATTACGGGCCGAAAACGGCAAACGCGGTCAAACGGTTCCAGATGATGCACGGGCTGTCTGCGGATGGAATTTACGGACCTAAAACGAAGGCGAAACTTGAAGC